CAGCTTGGGCTTCGACTGCTGGCTCTGAATCAGGAGTTTCCTCTACTGTTTCAGCCGCAACAGGAGCTTCTTCACTAGCTAAACCTAATTTTTCAGCATGAAAATCAGCTAAATTATCGCTTGTTACTACGTTTGATGCTGTTCTTACTACATTTGCTTCTGACATGGAATCTCCAAGATTTTTACCCGCTGAACCCAACGGTAGGTCATACAAATTCGTTTATATCATTAATGTTGCTTTTTTACAACATTAAATAGCACGTTCTACAGCTTCAGCATTAGCAAGCTTTTCTTCGCCTTTGCCGATATGAGCCAATACCAAAGCCAATTGCGCCTTAAGTTGCTCAATTTCAAGCTTAGTTTGATTGTTGATAACTGTATCTGTCTGCTTAGTAGCATCACGCATCTCTGTGTCGTGGGCTTTAGCAGTAGTTCTCATCAATTCACGCTTAGTTTCAGCATCTTGCTTAACGCCTTCAATGTCTTGACGTTGCTTAATCATCATCTGTAACTGTTCATTTTGCTTTTGAAGCTGTTGCATTTGTTGTTTAGCGTTAGCTAACTGCATTTGAACTTGGGGTGGGATTGGTGACTTATCATCAATCTGAGCCATAGGATTGACAGCAGCCAAACGATCAGCAATGACTTCTGCGCCAGGGAAATCCATGTTACGGAAGATCAAATCGCCCGCTTGTTGCATCAATGCAGGATCTACTGAGAGCATCTGTACCATTGAATCTACTGCTTCTTGGCGCTTAGAGTTGTAACCTGGGCCTGTTTCCATTACTACGTCATATTCGCCTACAGTTACGTCATTTAAGACCTTTTCAACGCCATTTTCGTCTGCGCCACGCTGATTGATAGTAACCATTTCAGGTTTGCCATCATCGCCAATAATACGCATGACACGCTCTCGGTCATAAATCTTAGGAATCAAATCAAGAATGATGCGACCTGTATGACGAATAGAGCGAGTTAAATTGTCGTAATAGTGGAAATTGGTCATATCCACTTGTTGTTGCTGACCCTGCAATGCTTTGCCTGACATATTGCCATTAGGAAGCTGGCTAGGATCAAAGATACCTACGACTGCTTGTAAGTCTTGATTCATGCCTTGCAATGCGCTCATTACGCCTGCTGGTGGTGGTTCTGGCTGTAAGCGAGTAGGAGCTGGAGCTGGTCTGCCCTCAATGTCTGTCTGCTTGTAGCGCAATACAGGCATTGCTTTGATGTTAGCCATTGCCCATTCGTTCTCATGACCTTCATCTTGACCTTCTGCCAAGAGCCATTTTGCTTTAGGAGCGAGAGCTACGGTTTCAGTCAATGCTGTTGACCAGTAGTTATACATACGCTGTGGATCTTTAGCCATGCGAACTAAGCCAAACTTCTTATGCTTGTCATCTACTCGTACTTCTTGTCCGTAAACAGGCACGATAGGGATGTATTTACCAGCCCATTCGCCTTCTTCAAGGATTTCCATAGCTGTTAGCTTGCACCATTTGATTTTCTTGCGCCATGTATCACGCTTATCAATTACAGTAATGCCAGCAGCAGCCAATACTTCTTTAGATGGCATTTCATCGCTATAGCCTGTTGTGCCGTCTGAAAGCTGAATAATCATCGCTTTCTCACGAACAGTATAGAAATACTCAGCTATGCGTATATCTTCTTTTGTAACCCATTCGCTTTCGGTATCGCCTGTTCCTCTGCTGGAAAAACCCTGTTCAGATTCAGCGTTGGGATACATCTTTTTGAACACGTTTTTGCTGACAACGGTAGTAACCAAGCATTTCTCAGCATCAGAGCCATCAGGTAACACAGAATTAGGGTCAAAATACACGCTAAAAGGGTTCTCAATACGTCTGATGTAGATTTCTTGATCAAAGCTGTCATCCCTTACATAGTCTGTTGTAACACGCCAGTAGCCCCAGCCCATCTTCACGCAATACTCAAACGCATGGTCATAAGCTTGATCAGCATCTGATTGATTTTCAATATGGCGAGTAATGCCTGTAATGATCTCAGCTACTTTGGCATCTGACTCATTGTTCATGCCATGCACTTTAATGCGTGGGCGCTGCTGTCTTTGCTGATTGCATACCTGGCGAACATAAGCATCTAGCTTATTGATCGTTAGGCAAGGGCGAGCTTCAAGAACTCGACTGTTTTGCACATCTACTGGCCATTGATCGCCTGCTGCAAATCTCACGTCATCGAGTGCTTCTGCACGATTATTGCTATCTGAATCGTTACACAAGCGCAAAAACTGCTTGGCTTCTTCAATTCTGCCGTCTGATTGTGAGTCTGCAACGCTATCGTATGCCATAAGAATTCCTTAATCTTTGCCCGATTTTAAGACATTTGTTGTGTTTTTACTACACATTTTAACCCATCCAAGAGGCAGGTAAGTTATAAGTTGCCTTTTGTTTTGCTGGTTTTCTTGGCTCATTCACCATAAGCCCAATGTACCTGAAAGCATCTGCACCGTGGCTGTAGTTATCGTGTAATGGCTTTTGACTGAACTGCTTAGTATCAGGATCAACGTCATAACGATAATGGCGTAAGCATTGCAAGCCATCGTGTGTATTTGTGCGGTCAAACCAGCACTTATTGAACATCATACGAGCAGCGTTGATTGAGTCTGCAATAGGTGTTCTTTCAATCACTCTCGTGTTATAGCCACTCGCCCGTACTATTTCTTCAATAGATTTTCCGTTTGAGCCTAAAGTCTTATTTCCTGCATCGTGCGGCAGCCAAAGCGTGTCATAAACATAGCCAAATGACTGCATTTTCGCTAAGTAATGAGCAATCGTTTCTTGGGTATTCTCGTAATAACGGATTAATCTGACTTCTTGGCTAATAAACTGAACAAACCAAATAGCAGTAGCATCTGCCCAGCCCAAATCAAATACAGCGTGAACAGGTTTAATTGGATCATAAGGTACATTCGTTAGCCTTCCATCTAGTTCTGCCATTGTCATTTCTTTGGCAAAGATAGCGCCATCTACTGTCTGACGGCATAAGCCTTCCCAAACGGTGTTGTAAGCTTCTCTATCTCTGCTAAATAGCGCATCTTTCTCAAGTCTTAGCGTATCAGGAAACCAGGGATTGTCTGACCAATTGATTTTTGCAACTTTGCAGTTGTCAGGTGGGGAAAGAACGAATCTTTGATATGTTTCGTCTGACTCCAGCTCTGGATTGAATGTGACCCATATTTCTGATTCTTCTTTACGGATCGTAGGTATAAGAATGTTCCACGATGTTTTAGATACACTCTGTGCCTCCTCAACCCAACATATATCCACACCCTCATAGGACTTAATGTTCGTGACATTGTTTTTAAGCCCAACGAACGCAAATTCCGTTCCATTCTTGCCCCTAATGGAATTCTGTGTAATTTCATAGAACGATTCTAGTTTTAAAGCAATGATTTGATCTGATAGCAGTTTATGAACTGATTGGCCTATAGAGTTCTGAAACTCACGAGCACATAAGACTCTTGTTGGCTTCTTTACACCTATAACCAGCAGAGCACGAGCAACGCCCCAAGATTTAGCGCCACCACGACCACCGTAAAGAACCTTATATCTGCATGGATCGAAAAGCATCTGTAGCTTGATTGGAAAATCAACACTACTAACTGCTTCCCTAATTTCTTGAGATATTTCACTCACTTGGCTTTACAAACCTGACTTCAATAGCTTGCAATAGATTATTGCCATCTGCATCTTCAAATGTAGTTGCTTGGACTGCCTTGCCATCCATACGATCAATGACTTCTTTTACAGCCCAAGCTTCATTGTTTACAGCAGCCTCAACAAGATTCTCTACAATCTCACGCTTTTTATGTGGATTCTGAGTAAAGAACTTATGTAGCTCATCATAGAATATCTTGCCTTTCTTAGCATTTTGGTTTCCCTTCATGCTTTCAGCAATCTTTTCGTTTTTAGCTAACTCAGTTGTCATCTTCTTGATTCTGTTGTTTTTTTACAACACTATGAGAGTGAAGTATCAGGTTCTTTAATTTCTTCAGACTGTTGTTTTTCTGCAACACTAGCTGCAAACTGTGGTTCAGCAATCTGTTTGATACCAGCGATTAGATGAGCAGAATGGATATAAGGCAATTTGCCTAGTTCTGCTAATAGTTCGTTGATTTGATCTAATGTAAATTGAATCATTTGCTACCTTTCTTAGTTGTTTTCTTAGTTGCTGCACGTTTCTCAGCATAGGCGATTGCGACAGCTTGCTTTACTGGCTTACCAGCTTTTACTTCCGTCTTAATGTTTTCTTTAAATGCTTTAGGTGATGCGCTTTTTTTGAGTGGCATAGTTATTCCTTAACAGTTCCAGTTTTTCAATGATGCTTTGGCTCGTTCTGCTGGGCCTTTAGCTTTCTTTACTACGCCTTCCATTCTTGCACAAAATGATGCCTTGCGACCTTCATCCTTCTTTGTCTTTGGATTAGGCGCTGGCGCTTTGAGGTTGCTACCGTTCTTAGCGTTGTATTCTGCTCTACCTTTAGCAGTCATGCCTGCACCCTTTTCAGTAGGGTTATAAGTTTTACCCTTACCTGTAGTCTTATGCGGAATAGGTTTATCGTGCTTAGTAGCCATTATTTCTTCGCTGTTTTTGCAGATTCTTTAAACGCTTTAGCTGTTGGCGCACCTTTAGTGCCTGGCTTACGCATTTTCTCTACAGGCTTGCCTTCTGCCTTTTCTTTCTTGATGCGCTCTTGTTTAGCGTGGATATTGGCATAAAGACCAGGTTTAGTAGCCATTTCTTTCTTCTTTCTTGTGGTTGCTTTTTTTACTTGTGGTTTTTTTACAACAGTTTCAACAGGAAAAGGCCAAGGCAATTCTGCTTTTGGCGTTTCTTTTGCAAATAAGCTTTTAATCCATTTAATCATATTGTTCCCCTATTCAGACCAGCAAACGTCTTGCCAGCTCATTATTAAACATTTCTCACCGTTGTGAACCACAGGCGTAAATTTTAAATATTCCTCTTTTGGATCATCGTTCATAGTGCCAAAACGAATTCTTGCCCCTACTTCTATGGGCATTGCTTCTCGTCTTTCGGATGACAATTTCTTGCCAGGCCCTACAGCGACTACCGTACCCATGTTCTCAGCTTCTTTGTTATTTACGATAATAACAGAACTTAAAACACGAACATCTGGTCTGACAATTATCTTATCAGCCAGAGGTTTATATATTACAATTTCTTCAGCCATTTCAATATTACCCTATTGTTGTGGTTATACAGCCTGTAGCCCTTTACCGAGAGCTATGGGCTGTAGTTTTAATTACTTCTCGTCTTGTGCGTGTGGAGTGCGAACATGGCTGTAGCACTCACGCTCACCCATATTGCCATCATTCAACTCGCCAAGCTTGCCTTCAAAGTTGCCAGCGTGGGATAGTGGGCGTGAACCCATTGCATCCATCTTGCCCATAGCAACGCCACCAACAAGCTTCATTTTGCGCTCGCCAGACATATCAGAAGATGTAGCACCTTTTGGCAACTTTTCGCCAGTTGCGCCTTTTGTGCCCTTCATTGAGTCCATCATTCCCATGATTTTTTCCTTTTAAATGGGGTTAATACTTTACGAATAATAATACTATTTTACGACTTTTCAAGAGTTTTTGCGAGATTTATTGCGCCTTCTACATCGTGTATTCGACTGACTGCTCCTTGCCAATTTAATAGAAAGGCTTGCTGTGCAGGAGTAAATTTAGACTTTGCATCGGCTTTAATTTCAACTAACACAGTTGCACCTTTGCGGCTTACAACAAGATCGGGAAAGCCACGACCAACAGAGCTAGTATCAAACACAGAACATCCCATCTTTCGTAGCGTTTTAACGACAAGTGAATGATTTGAGTCAACCTTTTTTGCATAAGTCATTGATAATTTATAATACTTAGTTAAGATATGCTTACTTTACATTAAAAAAGGCGCAAATGGCTGGCTATTGGCTAACAGATGAAGAATTCATTGAGCAATGGGCAAAAATAGGTTCACCACTTACTTTTGCTAAAGTTCACGCAATGTCAGAGCGAGCTGTTTATAACCGCAGACGTTCTATTGAAACTAGATTAAATATCAAACTAGACAGCTTTAATGATCGCAGAGTCGATGATTATAAAAAGACTGAGCAAACTGTAGGCAATACTCGTAGAGGAATGGATATTGAAAAAGGGCGAGTTATTGTATTTTCTGATGCTCACTTTTGGCCTGATCAAACAACAACAGCATTTAAAGCTCTTTTAGAAACAATTAAAGAGTTTAAGCCTACAGCCATAGTCTGTAATGGGGATGCGCTAGATGGAGCTTCTATTAGCCGTCACCCACGTCAGGATTGGTCAAAACTGCCTAGCGTACAAGAAGAATTAGAAGCGGTGCAATATTATTTAGGCGAGATTGAATCAGTCGCTAAAGGCGCTAAATTGTATTGGCCATTAGGCAATCACGATGCAAGATGGGAAATGCGAATTATTGAGAATTTGCCAGCTTTTGAAGGTGTCGTAGGAACTACGCTAAAAGAGCATTTTCCTGCTTGGCTGCCTTGCTGGTCATTCTGGGTTAATGAAGATACTTGTATTAAGCATCGCTGGAAGGGTGGATTTAGCGCAGGCAGAGCGAATTCACTTAACGCAGGGGTAAACATGATTACAGGCCATACGCATCACCTGAGCGTTATGCCTGTGTCTGACTATAACGGAACACGCTGGGGCGTTCAAACAGGCACTTTAGCTGATCTGCATGGGCAACAATTTGCCTATACTGAGGATACGCCTAAAGATTGGAATAGTGGCTTTGTATTGCTTTCTTTTGAGCGCAGCAAACTATTACAACCTGAAATGATCAGAGCATGGGGAGAAGATGAAGTAGAGTTTCGTGGCAAGATTCATGCAGTATGAAGGCATGATGGCATGAAACTAACACCAGCTATTGTTCGTAATTTGTATTCAGCAATCTATTGCATGAAGCCGTTTGATCGCTGGAATATGCCGCTACCAGAACAGGTGCATTTTGTAATTGATAAAGATCCATCGGTAATGGGAAGTTATCTCTATGATGATGGCGAAAAGCACGAACATACCATCACCATTTCATCTGCTAGATGTGGCCACCTAGATACTGTTATTCGGGTGCTTTGTCACGAGTGCATACACATGAGCCGACACAAGACTCACAAGTGGACTCACCACGATAAGGAGTTTCGTAGTAGAGCGCACCGTATTTCGTCTGAACTGGGCTTTGATCCTTTGGAGCTTTAAAAATAGCATCCCAGTTATCACGATATTCGTCTGTTACTTTCTTTTGTGTTTCGTTAGTCCAGCTCATATATTCTTTATAAAATAGCAATCCAAATGGCAATTATAGGCAACAAAATGACTAAAATGCCAAATATAAGAAACAAATCATTCACTCATTTCCCTTTCCAAGCTTTTGATCAACTCGCTCCAAGAGCCACGCATAGGTAGTGTTCCATTTATTTTCAAAACCTTTTGTGCCCAATCCGTGAACGCCACTATTTCCACGATGGTGTTCTGGGCATAACGGCAACACAGGGGATGCAGACCTGACAGATCCATATCTCCGCACATGATGGAGCTCTGCTGGCGAACCGCCTTCAATCCCAAGGATTTCGGAACAGAGAATACATCCGAGTCTTGCAATCTTGTCAAGTGACTTCTTTTCATTTTTAGTGGACACTATTCTTACTCGCCCAATCTTCTAGCTCTTGTGCTGTTTCTGTGATCTGACACGCAATCAAATACGCTTCAGTCTTACGAGCTTTCAAAATAGAATTTAAGAATAACTTTGTAAGTCTATTAAGGCGTAATACGGTGTCTGCGTAATCGTTCATTGTGTCATTCTTTCTATTTGTCTGTTAGAAGCTTCTTGTGTGCGCCAAGCTTCAAAACGCATCTTGGCTGCTTCGAGTTGCCATTTTAACTTTTCTGCTTGCTCTGTTGCTAATCCTATAGCCTTACATAGCTCTTGGTATTCAGGGCTGCGATATGCTTCCATTTCTTTAGCGGCAATGGATGCCCCATCCGCTTGCGCCATCTTAATTGCTTTAAGACTATGCTTAAACGCTTCAAGTTGCGCCAATTCGCCCTTGGCTTTCGCATACGCAGGAGCTGTTTCATAGATAAAGTGAACCGCATCATTTGGATCATATTCTTTCATATTGATTAATCCTTTCCCCTATCCAACGCATTACTGGCACGGCCATAGAATTTCCTAATGATTTATATCTTGCACCACTAGGACAGTTTTCACGAATGTTAGTGTAATTGTCAGGAAATCCCTGTAAACGCTCACATTCAATTTCTGTAAGCCTACGAACTGCCATTTTATTAAATACAGCATGACGGCTTGAAGTGTCTAATGTATTCATTGGATCGCCTGGATTGCCAATGCCTAAACCATTCCCCTTTCCGTCATTATTTCTATTATCGCCACCACCTTTAAATTGTGTTGCTTGTGCATGGATTGGTATTGGTTGCAATACAGCTTGAAATCTGTTTTTGTCAGGCATACGCTGGTCATCGCCTTTAGCAGTTAAACATTCCGCTAATTGACCACCATTCCAGTAAGTAGGAATAATATGGCCAGATGCAGCAGTTTGGTGACTTAGCTTTCCACCACCACATTCTCTATCAAGCGTTCCTGCAAGGCTTGGTATAAGGCTGTCGGAAGTTTCTTGCCCCTTCTTTCTGCCCTTCGCAGTATCCCTTCGCAAGCAATCTGACTCAAATAATACTTTTGCTGTAGGCTGCCAATCTCCAAGATGTCCGACAACAAACACTCGTCTGCGTCTTTGGGGGACTCCAAAGTATTGAGCATCCAACACTCTGTAGCTGAACCCATACCCGAGTTCGACCAACGCCCCGAGGAATGAACCAAAATCCCTTCCACCGTTTGAACTGAGGACACCTGGCACGTTTTCCCAAACGAACCACTTGGGTCTAAAGTGGTCAAGTATTCCACAATAGGTGAGTGCAAGATTGCCCCTTGGGTCATCAAGTCCTTTTCTAAGACCTGCAACGCTAAATGATTGGCAGGGAGTTCCCCCGACCAAAAGTCCAATTGAGTCATCTAATTTCCATTCTTTATATTTAGTCATATCACCAAAATTGGTGACTTGTGGATAGTGGTGTGAAAGCACTTGGCTAGGAAATTTCTCAATTTCACTAAAACCTACAGGCTTCCAACCCATGTGATGCCACGCAACCGTGGCAGCTTCAATGCCAGAACATACGCTTAAATAGTTCATTTAAGTGACATCCAAAGACCAACTTGAGCAAACGCATAACCCACCCAAATCATTGCGTTAGGTATAGCACCCTTTTTAAGTTGCGATAAACCTACAACTAAATATCCAAACCCTGTTGCTCCGACAATGTATTTTTCCAGCATCCGTATTCCCCCTTGTTACCTAATTTCCATTGTTTAAAAAAATCGTCTAATACCACTTTACTAAAGTTTTTATCTGCTATGTAACTTCTGAACCAATTTAATCCCTTGGTGTGGCGCAAATGACACATATATCGAACAGCGCACCTATGTTTATGCGTAACCTGATTTGACTCGCTCTCTGTATTGGCCTTCTGTTTCCCCTGGTCTTGGCAATATTCCAAGTTCTTTTCCTTTATCCATTACACCTTGAAATGTGGCATCCCATTTTTGCATAGGTCTGTCTTGTGTTGTTTGAGGCTTTAAAACCCATTCAGCTTTAAACCCTATCCAACTACGCTCACAACAGGTTTGCAGGGCATCTGAAAGGCTTATTTTAGCTTTCTCTGCCTCTCGTATCAAACCTTTCAATGCCGTTTCTGTAAGCGGTTTTTTAGCAGCTTTACGAACTTTTAAATAATCTTCCCACAAACCCATATTGACACCTTCAGGTGGCGTAATGTTTTTAATTGGTTTATGGTTAATGGTTATTGGTTGTTGGTTATTGGTTGGTTGAACGGTCGTTGAACGGGCGTTGATCGCTCGTTTAGCAGCCGATGCTTTTCCTGCTTTAGAAGCCGTTTCTATTTGAGCGTGGTAATGAGCTATCTCATGATCGCATCTAGAATGATGCCAACCGTCATCAGATTCGGTAAAAAACATATTTAATATGCCAGTAACAACCGTTTCATTTTCTCTTGCATTAGCCTTCATAGACAGCACAAAAAGGTCTTTTGGTAATGGTTGTTCTGTGTCGTAGTAAAGCCACAAAAGCTTCATGTAAATGCCAACTTCTTCGTTGGTAAGGTAAGAGGTGTCTTTAATAAAGTCACCAATATGATGCTGGTAATAATGCATATATCCTCTGTCAAAGGTAGTCAACTGGGTGGACTTGGCAGGTCGGTGACTAAGCGACTTTTCGGGTAATTTGCCCTAGCCTGTCCATAGATTTTACTTCTGATTTTTGTATTGTTCAATAACTTTTAAAAGTATTGATTCAAAGCCTTCTTGCACTAAAAATGATAAAGCATCTTTGTCTAAATGCAGCAAACAATCCGCTGAACCATCTTCGTTTTCTCTTGTAATTTCAAATTCAAAATTCATTTAGTAGATCCCCCAAATACTTGATGATCCATATAGTTTAATCGCTCTCTAAGTTGAGCCAATTCTTTATTTAAAAATTCAGTTTTGTATTGTAGCTGCTTAATTTCTTCATCTGCTTTCTCAAGCATTTTGATTAGCATTTGTTCTCTATTCATTACCATTCGCTTTCTTGCAACTCAGGCCAAATGATGTGCCAGGATTGAGGAAATATGTCTTTTCTTGTAATTAAACCATTAGATTCACGTTCTAACGTAGCGGCTAGAAATACAAATTGTGAATAAGGAATGTTGTTTTTTCGCCACATTGATACTGCATTAGGGGTAACAGATAGCAATTTAGCTACTTTTGTTGTTCCCCCAAGCAAATCAATAATCGCTGAATCTGATAATTTGAGCTTCATTCAGTTATCTTACATCGTATGTTGTTATTTTGCAAATAGTTCTTGACAACCCTATCAGGATGCTTACAATCAATCTTATAGCAATTTCGCTATGTATTTTCGGGGGAACGAAATGGGTGAATTACACCAACTGATGTTAGAGCATGAAGAACAACTTGAAGAAGCATTAGATGCAATGGAGTGTGGCTGGCCTACACAAGACCAGATCGACATTATTCGTCATGCTTGTGGCAAACCACGCAATAAACAAGTCAATCCTATTTTGCGTGACATTGTGAATGATTTTGCAACCATTTTTAGGAGCGCAAAATGAACCAATCAGAATCAATCGCTAAATTAGCTACAGCTTTGTCAATTGTTCAGGGGAAATTGAGCCATGCAAAAAAAGATTCAGCAAATCCGTTCTTCAAGTCTAAATATGCTGACTTGGAGTCTGTGTGGGATGCTTGCCGTGATCTTTTGGCTACAAACGGCCTCGCAGTTATGCAATTCCCTGGCGAGTATATTGACGGCACTATGTCAATGACAACAATTCTGACTCACAGTTCAGGTGAGTGGATTGGTCAACAAATGTCTTTACCTGTATCTAAGCCTGATGCACAAGGCTCGGGTTCTGCGCTGACCTATATGCGTAGATATGCATTAGCAGCAGTAGTAGGAGTAGTTCAAGCTGACGATGATGCTAACGCTGCATCAAACCCAGTTCAAAGCAAGTCTAGTAGTTCAATGAAATCAATCGCCAAAGATATTTTATAAAGGAAAGAAAATGGCATATACACCAAAAGAAGGATCAGGAAGCTTATTTAAAAATGACCGCAAAACGACTGATAACCATCCTGATTATACGGGCACAATTATGGTTAATGGTAAAGAGCATTGGCTTTCGGGTTGGGTTAAAGAAGGCAAAAAGGGCAAGTTTTTTAGCGTTTCAATTGGTAAAGAAAAATTGCCATTAGGTTTTAAACCAGCAGGGTCAGACGAGATAACGAATCTCGATGACGTGCCGTTCTAAATTAAAGAAAGGTTTAATATGCAGAACCAAATTAAAGACATTATTAATACTAAATACACAGAAAAGACTTTTAAAGAAGTCGGGTATGACGAGGAGCTGCCATTAATAAGCTTCTCACCAGAAGATTTAGCAAGTGTCATTACTG